GTGGATCTAATACTCCTTCTGGTGCTGGTGCTGGATTAATCATTTATACTTATTGCTGCTGCTTGTTTTTTTGTTCTTCAATATAATTATTGAGCATAGCAATATAAACTTGTCTTTCCCATGGCATCATATTTTCTAACTCAGTTAAAGAAAATTTATGAATGTACATCAGGTTAAAATTAGACTGATAATGATTCATCAAAGTCTCATGGAAAAGACTTATGCGAAAAAATTTACCAGACCCTCAATTTCAAATGTAGATTCAACACCAGTATTTGGATTCATTACTTTGATAGTGTGTGCAAGTTTGGGAGTAGTAGCAAAAAACTGTTGAATTTTTTCAAACTGTTTTGTAGTTAATCCTTCAATATACTCTGCGATTTCTTTTCTTGATGTAGTACTTGAGTCCCACACCTCTTCACCATTGTAGATTTTATCGACAGAATCAATAACAATATCAAATACTTCTGCTGTTGATGGTTCTTTCTGTAGAATCTGTGTCTTAACAAACTGGTCGTAACCAGGATACTTCATAATCAATCCACTTGTTTCATCAAGAGCAATCTTTTTATCGTGTCCTTCTGGATATTGAATTTCAACTGCGTCTAAATCTAGATCGTATGTTACTTCTGTTTCATTATCATCTTTACAAATCAATCTCATCTCAACACTTTCACCAACAGATTTAGATCTGATGCGTAAAAAGATGTATTCAATATCAAACATTGCTAAGGTTTCAAGCTTCACATTCCTAGTAAGAATACAGTTCTTAAGAATCTGTACTACAGCATCTTTAATTTGTTTAGTATCTTCTGATTCCATAGCAATCAAAAGAACCTTTTCTTCTTTCACTAGGAAAGGTCTGTATTGAATTTTTTTCCCACTTGAAGGAATGGTCAATTCATAAGTGGGTACTGGGGGTTTTGGTAAAGGCATTATCTACTCCAAAATAGAATGATGTTATTTAAAAATATTTATGTAGTCCGTCCGTAATTGTCATTAGGAATAGGCCCCCATTGATTCTCATAGATGGGGAACCATCTTTCATAATAAAAATTAGCCGTTACTTTCATAATCTGTGATGTGCCAAAAGAAAGAGGTACGGAATCTATAGCATATGGATAACATCCTTGAAGTACATATCTAATAGATGGTCTACCAGTTTCTGAACTTGCCCCTCTTTCGGCTTTAAGTATTGATAATTGTAAAGTATATTCATCGGGATATCTTAACCTCACAGAACGGTTTCTAACTCTCGTTTGACTTGTTACACCAATCTGAGATTTAATTTCGTGACCAGCCTCATCTGTTTCTTCAAAAATATAATCCATCCATCCCGTCAAGAATTTCAAGGGAGTCATGTTAGCATCACACATCCATGATAATGTCAAATCATTATACATTCTTGTGTGGGCATAATTATATTGTCCAGATCCAGTATAGATTCCATTGACTTGACCAGTTGCTGCCTGTACACCTGGCATAACTGCTTCGTCACAGAACATAGAAATAAAAGATGCTGGTGATGTTCCAACTATATCACCACCCAATTCTGATTCTGTGAAAGTGCTTAAGACATTTGCTCGCAAATGATCAAACAATCCATTAGTTGCTGTTCCACTAGCTCCCGATGTTGTTTTTTCAAATGTAACTTTATATGTATTCGAAAGTGCGGCACCACCACCTTGAGATAAAAGACCAATAATACTTTGAATTCTTGTATTCGATTGTCTTACATCAGCCACTAATAAATACCTTTGAGAATTTATATTTATATTTATGGCGTACTCGGGATTTTATCGCCCAACAAATCCCAACAAATATAGGGGCAACCCTATGAATATAATATATCGTTCATTGTGGGAAAGAAAGTTCATGACTTTCTGTGATAATAATTCTAGTGTAATTGAATGGGGCAGTGAAGAAGTTGTGATACCTTATCGCTCTCCATTAGATGGAAAGGTTCACCGTTACTATGTTGACTTCTATATCAAAGTTCGTACTACAAAAAACGAAATCAAAAAATATTTGATTGAAATTAAACCAAAGAAACAAACAACACCACCACCTTTAGCATCAAAACAAACTAAGTTATATAAAAATAAGGTATTAACTTTTTTGAAGAACCAAGCAAAGTGGGAAGCGGCAAATGATTGGTGTGAAGATAGACAAATGCAGTTTTTAATTCTTACCGAAGACCATCTAGGGATATAGTAAATGGCCAAAGGATTTAAAAAGGAAGATTCAACACCAAAAAAGAAAAATTATAAAACCATCTTCGAAAAAATAAAAGAGAAAACAAACGGCGAAGAAAAGTCTTGGTCTTGGTATCGCCAAGCATTAAAAACAATGGCGACAAAATATAAAAAAGATCCCGAACTTCTACAAAGAGAAGAAAGAAGGGATATGAAGGATAAAAAAGATGAACAAGATGAAAATCATCTTCGTAAGTATCCAAGAATAGGAAGATTATTTTTCTTTGAGTACAAACCAAAGATGAAATACTTACCATACTATGATACTTATCCTTTGGTATATGTAATTCATATTTCTGGTGATGCTTTTATAGGAGCAAATCTACATTACTTACATCCAAAGAAAAGAGTATATGTAATACAGAAGTTACACGAAGGAAGAGTTGACATTCCTCGCGTTTGCTTTCATAAATATCTTCTAGACCAAGTTGATGGATATTTATTAGATCTAGCCTCCGCAGAATGGGAAACTGCTATCTCTTTACCTGTAGAACATTTTGTTAAAAATAAAAACGGTGTTATAACAACATACAAACCAAGTGATGTTTGGACAGAGACAAGTAAATACTGGAGCGACAGATTGAAATTGAAGAGAATCATTAGAGGTTATGGCAACCCAACAGACATCACAGAAGTAACTTAAAATGACAGCACCATCATTAAGATACCCAGAAAATTTGGCAGCAGAGTCTAACGATTGGGTTCTGTTTGAATTTTTTAAATACGAAAGTGCGTTTAGTAGTTCTTCTGCTAGTACTACACCATCAACTACTGATCAAGGACAAGAATTTTTAGACTCATATAATAGTGTTAAAACCTCAGATTCTAGTTTATCCAGTATAGCATTATACATGCCACCAGAGTTAGCAGCAGCATATGCTGGAAACTGGGGAGGAAGAGATTTTAGTCCGCTAGGAGCAACAGCTTTAGGAGCAGCTGCGCCACTCCTCAATGGTGATCCTAAAGCAGCAGGAGATGCAGTTAAAAAAAGACTTGATAGCATGAAAGGTGGGTTGTTTCCTTATATGGCAGCAGAAGGAATCAAAACTGCGATGAATGGAATACCTGGGTTTGGTGGTAATGTACAAGCAAATGATGTTCTTGCCTCAACAATGGGCAAAATTTTAAATCCAAATACAGAAGTTCTGTATTCTGGACCTAACCTCAGGACATTTGGTTTGACATTTAAGATGACTGCAAGAAGCAGTGCTGAATCAACTGCTATTAAAAGTATCATTACAACATTCAAAAAAGCAATGCTGCCAACAGCAGGCAACGGCGCTCAACTTATGGTAAACGTTCCCAATATTGTACAAGTAACATTTATGAATAAGCAAAACAAAAACCCATGGGTAACACAATTTAAACAATGTGCTATCGGTTCTGTAAATGTTAACTATACCCCCGATGGAGTATGGTCAACGTTTAGAGATGGGGCGCCAACTGCTGTAACTCTACAACTACAATTTCTAGAGTTAAAAGTACTATACTCAAATGAAATAGACGACACTAACGGATACTAAAAATGTTTTTCTCAAAACTTCCAAATATAGAATACGATAAAAAACCCGTAAGTTTTCCTCTGTCAGAGCAGCACTATATCTTAGCGAAAAATTTTTTCAGAAGAACATCTTTCATCAAGAATTCGTTTCCTAATGTAGTATACTTTAACAAGTATACCATGACAGATGAAGATAGACTCGATCTTTTGTCACAAAGATTTTATGGTTCACCAAATTATGATTGGGTGATTCTATTAACAAACAATATCATAAACACTAATTATGATTTACCAATAAGAGAATCTTGCTTGTATGAATTCGTGTACAAGCAATATGCTTCAGATGATTTTGATCCAGCAGAATCTTATCTGCTCCCACCAGATAGAACACATCATTATGAAACTATAGAACAAAAAAATAGTTTAAAAGAAATTGTGTTGAGAGGAGGATTGATTGTAGATAAAAATTATTATACTACCAATCACACATTTTATGATAGAGGAACCCAAGGATATCTTAACTTTACTGGGTCATCTATATCAAAAAAAGTTTCAAACTTTGATTACGAAAAACAATTAAATGATTCTAAAAGAGATATTTTTATTTTAAAATCTAGATATGTACCAAATCTTGTATCTGAATTTGAATCTTTAGTACAATACTCATCATCAAATAGTTTCATCAGTAAAACTGTCAAGAAATCTGGTCAATAAAAAAGGGGGCAGGTGCCCCCCAACATATCAATCTTCTTCAGCAAGTCGAGCAAAGTAACTCAGTGCATCATCATCGTCATCAGCGCCTACAGTAGCAGCGACTTTAGGCAGAGCAGGTTCACGACGAGGGGCAGGAGTCACAAACTCTTCATCCTCTTCATCATCCATGGTGTTAACCACGGTAGCAGCACGCGCTTTAGCAGGAGTCTGAGTGATACCCAGAACCAGATTCAAACGCTCTTCAAGTTCTTCATATGACTTGAAGTTCTCAGGAG